TAGCCACCATCACGGCTGGCATGTTGCTGTCAACAGGCGCCATGCTTATTGCAGTGGGCACTCAGCAAGCAAGAGTGGCAGTGCAAATTGAAAGCATCACCGAGAAGCTAAGCGTGCTCACAGATAAGATGAGCGACATTGAAACTAGAGTGCGCAGTTTAGAAATTAAGCGCTAGCGTATTTATATCTTCCTTGCATTGTTCATCATGAGCGGCGCAGAATGGTTTGTTATTGGTGGCATCATTATTGCCGCCGCCGACCAAATTCTTGATCGTTCCCCTTGGAAAAGCAATAACGTTCTTCAGCTTCTTCTTGAAGGCTTGAAGACTATTTTTCGCGTGAAGGGCTGAGGCCATGTGGCCGTCAAATCGAGCATTCTGGGATGAATGCTTCCAAATTGCTCGTAAATATGGCGCTCGATATCCAGAGCTGGTAGCTGCACAATGCTGCCTAGAAAGTGGCTTTGGGAATCATACTTCTGGAAAGCATAATTATCTAGGCCTAAAAGGAAGTGGCACCACCACTTCTACGCAAGAATGGTATGACGGTCAATGGGTGACCATTAAAGCTGGTTTTATTGATTTCCCTAGTCTTGCTGCTTGCATTGAATATTTAATCACGCGATGGTATAAAGACTATCGTCACTTTAAGGGCATCAATAATGCCCCTAATCGCTATGCAGCGGCGCGTATGCTCAAGGAGCAATCGTATGCCACGGATCCCGATTACCCCGCAAAACTGTCTAAGCTCATGAAGGAATATGCTCCTGAGAGCACTGCTTTTACTATGATTGGCCCCAAGAAACGTCCGCAAGATTTTGGCTTTAAGAAAGGCGATTCACATTTAATTGTGAACGATGCAGTGGAAACCATGAAGGCTTTCTCATTTGAAGGGAAGCTCTTATGGGAAATCCCTTGTCTTGCTCGTGGACAATATAGTGATTTTGAATGGAAGATTACAAATTCAGACACTCCTCCAGGGATCTATAAAATTGGTGCCATTTACAAAGACTATGAGAAAGTGGGCGACAAGCCTGCTTATGATCGCACCCTCATGGCTTACGGCTGGTACAGCTTTGACATGGTCGAACTAGAAAATCAAGAAGCCGGCAATGGTAGGGCTGGAATTATGGTGCATGGTGGCGGAAGCGCAAATGGTTGGCCGGGAGCATGGGCTCCCAAGCAGCCATTAGTCCCCACTCATGGTTGCGTGCGTTGTCACAACATTGACTTGCGCGACAAAATCCTTCCGCTCACCAAAACCGGCACTGTCTTTATTAGCGTCTATCAAGAAGGTTAATTACTTAAGCCCAGAAGCACCCTGAGGCGCTTCCATTTAGCAAGCTCCTTCTCGTGGTAGTCCTCCCAAGAAGCGATGGTTTCGCTCAGTGCCTTACAGGCCATTGCTGGATCATCGTCTGTCAGTAGCTCAGCAAGAATGTCCGAAAGATGCTCCGTCTGTTGCTTGTACCACTCGCCTTCTGCAACGAAAGGAAAAGCCATGGAAAGGGGTAGCATGGTGCTGCCCCAGCATAGCTTCTATAGCGTTTCAATCCAGCCCAACATGCCAGTTGCTTTAGCGTTGCCAGAGCTTGTCACTGTAAGGAACAGTTCATCGCTAACTCCGCTTCCATTGACGCCCAAGGAAAGGCTAAGCCCATCTTGCACATCGATTTCCACTGAACCAGCGCTGTAGTAAAGACCAGCATTAACAGTGGTTCCGCCGGAAACAATGCTGCCAGCAGAGGTGGTTTCCACATTTCCCCTGCCATTGGCACTAGCGGTCCAAGTAACGCCAGAAGTGGTTGGATTACGACGAAGCTTCCATTCAATCGTGGTATTATCCTCCGTCACTAAATCAACTTTCACTGGAATGATCACATTATCAGTGCGGCCACTTGCCATGCGAATGCCGGCAACGATACGCTCACCAGTGATATTAGGAATTGAACCAAGAGCAGGAGAAATTGCATAAACTTCGCCATAGGGTTGATACCCGCCTTCGCTTGCAACAGTGGAGCAAATTTGCTTCATTGTTGCGCCACTAGCGCTTGTTGCATATTTTGCAATGCGATAGGTTTGTGGCAATACTGCCGCTGTCATATAGACGCTACTAATATTATTTGCATGGAGGAATTCATGGCAATAATAATATTCGCCATCAAGAATAAAACCACAACGTGCCCGTCCTGCCCCTAACCATTCAAGATCAGTGGTAAAGATGTTGGCCTTTGAAAAATCAAGCCACGAAGCAGTGTCAATATTCCATTGATCCTGATTAATAACGTTTTCAGTGACAACGCCAGAATACTTTCCTCTTACCACTAGCTGAAGAGTGGTGCCACTGGCACGAAGAATGATTCCATTGTTGTCATCAAATAGTCCCACTTCCTGAATAACACCACTCGCCGGCATTGACCCAGCAAAGCTTTGAATGGAAAGCAAAGACTTTCCTGGCTGATAAGGAAACCTTCGCCGAGTGCGCCTCATTACGCTGTCACCAGAGGCGGTGGTGACAGTCATATTGATAGAGCTTTGATTCGCATCATGAACAGACGATGCAGAACCAGTGATGGTTTCATTCCACACATCACTACGTTTGTCGTAACGAAGTACGGAATCAAATAGCGTATATGGCTGGCTTACGCGCTTACGTGCAAAGGCATCCACTTCTCCGCTGTCAATACCACGACGAATAATTTGACCACGATAATCGGCGGCAATTGCAGTTTCAAACTGGTCACCGCCTCTAACTACTTGTCCCATGAAAATAGCCCTTTATTTAAGTCTATTATGGAGCAGTATATCCTTGAGCATTGACATACACTTGAGCGCCGGAGGCTACACAAGCAAAGTTTAAAGCAGCATTAGCGGACGTTTTCAATGGATTATTAAAAACAATTTGATCTGTTGATGTCATGGTTCCACTGAGGTGTCCGCGCCAAATTACAGTACTACCATCCTTTACTACGGCTTCTGTCACCGTAGCATTCGCGTTTTTAACCGCCAAAGAAGTGAGATAGCGTCTTAAACCAGCACCGGCAGCGCCAGCTAATGCCACGTCTGCTGTGTTTGAAATGCCACTACTAGTTGCAGCGTAGGACCATTCAAGCTCAGGAATTTGATATGGACGAGTGATTAATGCACCTTGTAAAGTGGTGATTAGATCAGCCGTATCGCCAGTGGCAACGTTTGCGTAGTTGGCAGTGAGAGCACGTCCTGCAATCCTTACAGGGTTACCAGCAACCGCAGCATCGTGCGCTGCAGAGCCTGCAGTATTAAGCGCATTAACGCTTGCTTGGTGAGTTAACTGTACTGGAACAGAAGCTGCTTGCGTTGAATTAGCTTGAATCTCCACTCTTTCACGGAGATAATCAAAAATACGAACAAAGCCAATTCGTGCGTCTGTACGTTTAATGATCGTACCGCCAGCATTTGTAGTGGTAAAAGTGGCAGGAAGAACAGTTCCTCCAATGGGAAGTAAAGTTATTGTCGTAGTAGCAACGTTTGCAACTTTATAGACGCCATCCACATTTAAAGATGCACCAGTCGAATCGTTTCTACAGCTATAAACATTCACATAGTCCCCAACTGAAGCGGCCCAGTTGCCGCTACCAACGAGAGTTAATGCAGTGCCATCGTTGGCTGCAGACTGAATGGCAACAGTTGTAAAGGCGGCAGGAATGCTTCCGCCTTGCACTCGCGCCACCATGCCACCATAACTGGTAGCAGTGGCAGAAGCACCAAAAGCAATGGTGAAAGAAGTGGACGTGGGGGTGGAGGCAACTGCAGTGGCAGTAGTCAAGTTGGCGAAGTTAGTTTGATCACGAATGCCATAGATGACAATTTGATCACCAGTTGTTAAACCATGCGCTGTTGACGTTGTAATTGTGGCAGTGGTAGAGCCGGCTTTGACTGCAGAAACAATTTGTGCAGTTGGAACAGTAAGCCCTTTATTATTGGTAAATCGAAAACGCAGCTTATATTGTTTTGTAAAATCAGGAACCACCTGCGTTCTAAATATCCTGGCATTCAACGCACCAATACTGTCAACTGCAGCATCTTGATACTGAGCCCTGTCTGCCTGCAAAATATATCTAAATTCAGTGGCTGGAAACCATGAGTAAGTGAAAGCAGCATTAATACCTTGTGTTCCAACAGTCGTGTTGACGGTTGTTGAATGGTTACCATTCGCAGCACCGCCAGGAAGAACATCGCCACTATTGGCGCGCACGTATAAAGATGAGTTAGTGGCAGTAGCGTTCTCAAAAATTTGCGACATCCCATCCCTTGCATATCCCAATGCAGAGCGCTGGTAAACAAAACCGGAAGTAAATGGACCTGCCGTTACAGAAGGAATGGTACCACCAGGTCCAGCAGTGCAAGTGAACTGCGTGGTAGAAGGAATGGTCGCAACAACTAAAGACGGATAGTTAAATCGACTATCACTCACTCCATAAATACCAATACGCTTGCCAGGAACAAGACCATGGGCGCCTGACGTATTAACTGTCAAAGTGGTAGTTGATTGCGAAATACTTGCAATGGTTAATTCAGAAGGAGGGGTGAGACCTGCGTCTGTGCTAATAATTTCTACTGACAGCTCTTGTCCCAATACTCGCTGGGACATACTTAAGCCAACTGCAGCCTCTAAAGGCATGTCATAGTTAGTGATTCCCTGTAAAACTGTTTCTCCGTCTGCGACTAGAGGATCTTTAGAAATAACTAGATAGGACGCAGACATTGCATTTCCATCTAGCTGAACAAGGTCCCCCGAAGCTGTAGTTAAAGTCCAATTAGTTCCAGGAGAAAAGCTTTCAAACGATTCCCTGAATTTAGTAGTAATATTCGCAGGGTAAACATTTACGCCGCTAGCGATGGCAGTTCTAATGCCAGACGCAGTGGCTTCAGACGCAGCTCCAGACGGTAATGGTAAACTTGCAATGCTTGCAGGTACTGGATTGCCGCTATCATTGCTAATCTCTACGCTTGCATTAGCAATCTCCACTTGAATATCTGCGCCATCATCAACAAAAAGCTGCACTTTATCTGCAGCGTTCATGCCGCTAGTGTCAGCATTAAGGAATAGCGTCGTATTTCCCGAAACGCTGCTAACACTACCGCCTCGTGCCGGCGAATTGAATTGATAAATAACTACATTATCAGTGACATTTGTAGCAAGCAAAAATTGCTCTAGCGGAAAAATACCGCTAATCGTAATACTGCCAGAGCCAGCAACGCCAGGCGAGAATGTATAGCCAGAAACGAGATATTTAGCCATTCATCCTAAAGCAATGGAATAAGCAATAGCGTTATCGTTGTCTCCTTGTGGTCCTTGCGCTCCAACTGAAGACGCAACCACCATAGAAGAAGCAACGGAATCACTATTAATGATAGCTGCATTAGTGCTTGAAGCACTGACGATAACAGCATTGCCATCATCGCTAGAAAAGATGGCGCTAGACCCTGTATTATTTTCGCCAATTAATGCAACACTGCCATTAGCAGTCGAAATGAGAGATACTTCCGGCATGAAATTAAGCGCGTGAATAAGTGGCTTGAACAGTCATCTTGCCAGTAAGCCAATAATATCGCTCGCCTCCAGATGAAGTGAGACTCACGTCATAACCAAACTGTCCAGTTTCAAAGCCAGAAGTGGTGGCAGGAGAAAGTTCAAGCTGAAACAAACCATTTGCTGCATCAATTAACGATGGAGAGAAAGTGCCCACATATTGATTTTCAAGAAGCCCGCGAATATCAGAATCAACAGTATATCCACTTAAATTAATGGGAGTGCTCACGTAATGCGTACCACTAGCGGTACCATGAAGAGCTAGGCTTGTTCCCCCAGAAGAAGCTGACACTTTGAAAGAATCGTTAGTTAAACCACTTGCAATGACATAGTAGACAGTATTGTCAGTCATCCCGCAAGGTAATGCGCCTCCAGCAAATACCACTTTCTGACCACTGTTAAAGCCATGGCAGCTAGTAGTAAATGTGCTTCCAGAAATATCAATTGTTGTTTGCTTCTGGTTTTCAGTGGCTCTAAACTGATTTTTCCAAGTGGCATTTTGCAATACCACTATGTCATAAGTGGCTGGATAAATCATTGCTCACTGGCTAATTAGCTTCATTATAGCTTTGTTCTTGCCATTAAAAAAGGAGCTAACGCTCCTTGAAATAATCATCCCTTGCCTTGGCCGCGAGAAAGTTTGCGGCCGTGAGATGCTTTGCTATGTTTTCCTTGGCCTTGCTTTGTAAGCTTTGGCTTGCCAGCTTGATGTAGCTTTTGACCGCTAATACCAATCTTTGATTTTGCTGCCATTTATCAAGCCCAAGGAAGACCAGTGCCAGTGGTGGGAGTACGTTGCTGTTCAATTTGAACGGCAAGAGCAGCTTCAATTTCTGCTACTTTCTCATCGCCAAACTTTTCTTTCACCCAGCCGATGACAATTTCGGGAGTGAGCTGAGCGTAAGGAATGGCATTGTCCTCGTCAGGAGCTTCAAGACCAAGACTGCCATAGGCCGAACTTGCATAGGTGCCATCATCGGCAGAAATTGTATAGTGAACAGTGCCCACGTAACCATTTGAAAGCGTGCGGTCCATATTGGCCACCGCCCATGTGTAAGTAATTGCCATGATCAGAAAGAATGGTCTTCGTTAGTTTAGCAATGGAAAAGAAGGCGGTTTCTTCGGGAAACCGCCAGAGCTAGTAGCGATGTGGACTACGCGCTTTCAAGAGCTGCAACTTTGGCCTTAAGTACGTCGATCTCAGCCAACGCCTCCTGCAGAGCCTTGGTCAGCGGTGCAATGAACTGGTCGTAACGCAGAGCCTGCTGGCTGTCGGGATCGTTTTTATCGGTTAACACCCATCCGCCAAAGTCAATACCGAACTCGTCGGCGACTGTCTTGACCTCTTGAGATGCAAATCCCCAGTGCGTACGATTACCGGGAACGGGATGCTGCCTTGGATTTCCGTTTTCGTCTGGAATGGGAGCACCGTCTTCATCGCGCTCTATTTCATATCCACCAATCTTCCATTTGTAGGTAATAGGCCGGAGGCGCTTGATAAAATCAATACCATTTTCAATAGGCCGAATTTCCGTTTTGTCACGAATATCTGATGTTTGGATGGCTCCGTTGACAGCCCAAATAGCTGTCCAGCGAGCTGCTGATCCCCCACAAGAATAAGTATTATCTGTTGCAGGTAGTAAGTTTGACCAAAATGATGAGCCAGTATTATGTAAAATAGCGAGATTAACTGGTGATGCCCAATTACTGTTTTGTGCGCTTCTAATATAAGGACCAATTGCGCCCCCAGTAACGTAAGCTCCGAAGTGATATGAATAGCGACCAACTTCCTGGCCAGCAAATATTTCTAGGCCAGGACCGCTGCCTCCGGCATCGTAAGAACCAGTATTGTTCTGAATAGTAACTCGTCCAGTACTCCCAATCCTCATCCGCTCCGTTGGAGTACTCGCCCCGTCGGAGGTCGTGCTCAGTATGATTCGGCCTGGCATGTCACTAGTGCCAGGGGTGCCGTCTACAACAACTCCTATGCTTGCAGCACGAATCCAGGCGCTGCCGTCGTATCCCGCTCCATGAATCTCAGTAAGAGTATCTCCGCTTGCCACGCTTGAGGGGCTTGCTTTGGTTCCGCGAGAACTACCAAGCCTTAATTGAGCCGCAAAGGCTACTGAACTACTGTTGCGGATAAAGATTCCGCTATCTGCGGTATTACCTTCAGTGCTGATTTGCAAAGGCGCCGTGCCATTTGCTGTATCCGCAGTAGACGTACCAACTAAGAGCCTGCCGGAGCTGTCGATGCGGGCGCGTTCTAAAGCATCAGTGAAAACTAAGAAAGCTTTATTTTGTCCATCAAGCTTAAGTCCAGTTCGGACATCACCAAGCGATCCTCCACCGTAGGAGTAAATAAAGCCATTTCCGCTTGTGCCTATATCGCCCGAATAATTTATGTCTCCAGATACGTCGAGTTTTGATGCGGGGCTCGTAGTGCCAATCCCTACACGACCTGAACTGTCAATAAACAGTCGCCCAGTGCCATTAGTGGTTAGAGCTAGCTGGTCTGCACCAGGAGAGTAAATACCAGTATTTGCGTCCCCGCTAATAAATAGTCCTGGCGTGGAATCTGAGCCCGCGACAACACCAAACGCACCAGTCATCGTGTCGCCAGTGACGTTTACAAACTCACCAGCCTCACTGCGCCATGCAGCACCGTCCCAAATCTTAAACACATAAGTGCCGCCACTGGTATCAAGCCATTGCTCGCCAAGGCTATTACCAGCAGTGCCGCCACTTGCAGGACTAACATTAGGAGCCGTTGCGCCAACATGCACAGGCCCCACTTTCACTAAATTACCATTGGTATCCTTAAAGAATGCTCCAGGACTACCACTTGCATAGTTAATGGCCAATTGTCCATCAACCATGGACGCAGGATTAGGGCGCTTGTTAAGCGTCGATGAACGCAGATGCTGAAGAACACCAGCCATAATTAAAAGCCTTCCAGAATTACAGGAGACAAATTAGTCTCTTGCAATTCTAAAAGGCTTTTGTTTTCTAATGATTAGAACGTGCCTTCATCAATGATGGCATCAATAGTACCAGCAGAGAAATTACCACTTGCATCGCGAGCGACAATTGCGCTAGCAGTGTTAGCGCTGGTAGCAGTGGTGGCGCTATTACTAACTTTTCCAGCGGTGGAAATAGTATTAAGTTTGGTATCAGCAATGCTGCCAGCAAGCATTGTATTGGTGACTGTGCCAGTATCACCAGTAGTGACAACAGTGCCAGTGACGTTGGGAAGCGTGATTGTCCTGTCCGCCGTGGCATCAGCAGCAGTAAGCTGAATTTCAAAAGCGTTATCAGTGGCGCCCTCAAAGAAAAGCGTGCCTGTCGTCCCGAATGTAACGGCACCAGTAATAGTCCCACCAGCTTTGGGCAATGCTGCATTAGCCAGGTCATAAGCGCTCTTTACTGCAGTGGCAGTGGCAGCAAGCGTAGAGCTAGTAGTGCTCGTGCTGTCAGTGAGCTGAACGGTGCCACGCACGCTTGTCGTAGCGTCAGGGATGGAAATAACTGGCGTTGTGGTGCCGCTAACAACAGTGAGCGGAGCATTAACGCTCACTGAAAGAACTGTGCCACTTGCAGGCGTCACCCACTGAACACCGCCACCAAACGCAGAATTAGCCGTCAATACTTGCCCATTTGTTCCCACTGCTTGCTTGACAAGAGTGGTTCCACTGCCAACAAGAAGATCACCCTTCGTGTAGGAATTAAAGCTTGTTCCGCCATAACCAGTGGCAAGAATGCCGCTCGCTACGTTATTAACATTCCTACATTCGTTGCTAACTTCTTCAATGGCAGCTTGTACGTTGCTTGCAGAAATGCTTGCAGCAGGAGTAAAGGACACCTGCGCAGCGCTCTGCGAAAGATAAGTGGAGCTAACATCCACTTCAGTCCAAGCAGCACCATTGCAAAGCAGAATGTCGGGCGGCTGCAAAGTAGTAGCAGGAGCAGGCGAAGTGCCAGTACCACCGCTTGCTACCACCACGTAATAACGATTAAACGTGGCAGAAGGAGTGGGAAGTGGTTGCCCAACGGTTAAACCAACAGCAGCACCATCGCTACTGGTGCTAGCAATAATATTTCCGCTTGCGTTATATGTGCCACCAAAGATGATTTCGCCAACGCTAATGCCAACAGGGTTCCAAACGTTACCATCCCACAGATAGAGATCTTTCTCCAATGGATTGAAGAAGAATTGTCCAATAAAATCAGCAACCGGCGGTGCTTCGCCAAACTGACTCACTGAATAGTTTGCAAGTTTAGAAGCAAGAATGGAATCATCCGCAATTAAGCCACTACCAAATGTGCCAGTAGTAATTTTGCTTGCAGGAAGAGACGGAATGTCATCCGCAACCAAGCTTGTCTGACCAGCACTAACGTGCCCCTGTGCATCCACTGTTACTTTGTAATAGATGCCAGACGCCACGCTATTCGCGTGGTTAAAGATGCCGCTGACAGTTACTAGGCCCGTACCAGCTTGAGCTACGCCTAATGCTGCCGTGGTAGCCCTAGGAAGATCATTGGCGGTGATGGCACGGAAAGTCGGAGCAGCATCAGCACTGCCGCTTGCAGGACCAGCAAAGAAGCGCGTGGCAACTTGCGTGTTTAACGAAGGAACAATGGATGCACTGAAGGCATCAGGATAGGAGGTGGTAAAGCTGTAAACAGTGTCGCCAGAGATGACAGCAGTGGAAAGACCAGACTGTCGCTGCCATTCACTTCCCGTCCAAGTGTATTCAACGCCAGTGCCAGTATTTAGCCATTGCTGGCCAATAAAGATGCCACTACCAACAGGAGTGGAGCCAGCAACAATGGCAGCAGAATTATTCGCCATCTTGGCGCTGGTAACAGCACCATCCGCAATTTTTGCAGTGGTAACAGCCCCGTCATTAATCTTTGCTGAAGTGACTGCAGAAGTGGCGATAGTGGCAGCAAACGCCCCTGTGCCAGTGCCTGTAACATCTCCAGAAAGCGTGATGGTCTGGTCGCCAGTATTAGTACCAGTGGACGTACCAGTAAAGGTGCCGTTTTGCGTGGCTAATGTGCCAAGACCAAGAGTGGAGCGAATATCAGCAATAGTTGCATCATCAAGAATAGAACGCGCCGCAGAAGTGCAAGAGATTTCTTCTACAGTACCGCCACTTGCTGAAGAGCGACCAAGCAACACATTGCTTGTAGAAGTGGCTTGAATTTTTGCGTAAGAAACAGCTCCGTCAGCAATCTTGGCAGTTGTAACGCCACCGTCAATAATCTTGGCTGTAGTAACAGAATTACTAGCAAGCTTGTCTGCCGTAACGTTTGCATCTACAATTTTGACAGTAGTAACGCCACTATCAGCAAGCTTTGCAGTGGTGATTGCACTGTCGGCAATGTTTCCAGTGACAATGGAAGAAGAGTCATAATCTCCACTTCCTACTGTATTTTTTACGGCTAACGAACCAAGTCCAAGCGTAGTGCGCTGTGCAGTGGCATCAGCATCATCCAACAATGCCCTGCCTGCCGCAGTAAGTGTGATGCTTTCTACGTTGCCGCTACCAGCAGATGCTCGACCAAGCAGCACGCCACTTGCCACTTGTTGAATCTTGGCAAAAGTGACGGCATTATCTTCAATGGCTGCAGTTGGAATGGAACCACTTGTATAGCTTCCAGAAGGAATGGAACTCGCAGTGATTACTACGCCCGATAGCTCGCCGGAAGCAAGCGCCAATTTTTCAATGGTGACAGCGCCGGAAGCTAATTTCGCGGCAGTGATTCCACTGTCAACCAAATTGATTGTATTTACAGCGCCACTAGCAAGCTTAATTTGCGTGATGCCACTGTCGGCGATATTTGCTGAAGAGATGGCGCCACTGGCCAATTTTGCCTGCGTAATGCCACTATCAACTAATTGAATGGTGCCAACTGAATTGGCTGCCATTTTTGCAAGCGTAATGCCACTTGCAGCTAGATGAACAGTATCAATGGCGCCAGCACTTACATTATTCCCTGTAATGCCACTGGTTTCAATTTTTGCAGAAGTGACAGCACCATCAAAAATCTTGGCTGTTTCTACCGCGCCGCTAGCAAGCTTTGCGGCCGTAACTGCTAAATTATTGATCTTACCAGTGGTAATGCTTAAGTCTTCAAGAAGACTGGTATTGATAGTGTTGCCAGTGGCAACTATTCCCAATTCCAATGTGGAACGTGCACCAGCAGCATTGGCATCATCAAGAAGAGTGCGAATATAAACAGTGCAATCAATCTCTTCTACATTGCCAGTAGAACTACTGCGACCTAGAAGCTTATTAGCGCTTACTTGCTGTATCTTGTCATAAGTGAGCGTATTAGGGGCAATGGAAGAGCCAGTAAGTTTTGCAATACTGGCTTGATTAATCTTTGAAATATCAAGAGTTGAAGCGTCAGCAATGTTAAAGCCTGCCTGGATCAGGCTCTTCACTTGCACCTTCTTGGTTTGACTGGCGCTAACGTCCGAAATGGGTAGTACGTCGTTAGAAGCTACGCCTCCCTGAGGAAGTTCGACGAGTTCCGTAATTCTTTGATCGGCCATCTCTCAAAAAGGCAGTGCTAAATACAGTCTAGTCTTAAACGATAATAGCTATTATGACTCCCCCTCATCCCTTAAATTAATCACTGGGTTCCTGCAGCAGATAATCAAGGCTTTGCTCAAGATAAATGGCATCATCATCTTCTTTCAAGATGAACTCAGTTGGTATTCCCACGCGAAGCTTGAATTCCCCAGTGGTAACAAAATCAATGGAACAAGCCACTAAGGCGTCAGACGTTACAGTTACACCCGCCCTTGTTACAACTGCCTCAACTTCGTAATAAACTTCTTCTCTAAAGCTTGGTGATCTATCTACCGACGAAATCGAAAGCAAAGCTTTAAATGCACTGCCAATATTTATTCTGTTAATAACTTGCAGCAAGAATAGTGGTGTGTCCTGTCTTGGAATAGTGTCATAACTAAACAAACATTCGATGCTTCCATTGCCACTGAGTAATCCTGCTGAATACTGCTGCTTAAAGGTGTCCGACAAGCTTGTCGTCTCCATCGCAGCCCTGTCAGTATTTATTTCAAACGATGTAACAGAGCCCAGTGTGTTATACCTAGTGTCTTTCACTCCAATCGTAACTGGCAATGATTCGCCGTAAAACTGGGCCAACGCATATTCATCTGCTCGCTCATTATTAATGGCACTTTCAAAGCTATCAAAAAGGCGAATACCTCCTAGTTGATTAATGTGAGCATAGGCCCGTGCATTTTTTGGCACTTGATATGGACTCATGCGATATTCAGTGTATCCCTCCGGAGGTAATTCAGATGAAAAGCCCATCTCATCATCTTGCCATCCAGCTAAACCAACAGTGGCATTATCATTCCATACCACTTCGCTATAACCATCAACATCCGGCCCCGGAACGCTCCAAAAAGAAGCGGGCATAAACAGAAGGCCCCTAGGGTCTTCCGTGCTAATTTCTAAAAAATCTCCAGCAATTATGTTCCTATCACTATCGTCAAAACTAAAGCGGTTTAACGCGGTATTAACATCATCAGGCGAAATGGCAGCAGTGAAAACATTCTCTCCACCACGCTGAAGCTTAATCGCGCCTGTATGGCCAACAAAGAATGTCATTTCGCCTCAGCATTGATTATTCTATTGTACGAACAATAACAGCATCATATCAAGCAGTGCCAGTAAGCACAACAGCAGTTAGAGCGCCATTAATTGTAAAGTTAAACGAGACAGTGGTAAGCTCATCAGTGGATGATGTGATGCTTGCACTGTTAATGAAAGCATTAGCCGTAAAGTATTGATCCGGTCCCACTTCAAAAGTGAGGGCAGCCACGTCAGCGTCAGTGACCGCACCAGTTTTGGCAATCCTTGTAAGAAGATCGGTCACATCAGTGGTATCGCCGTTGTAGTACGACAACGTGGCGCTACCAGTGGCGCTAGACAAGCCAGGAGTGAAAGTATTGGCAGTATCCCCTAAAGCCGTAGTATCCAGCATGTTTACGGAAGTATCAAGAGTCCAGTTGCGAACTTTTGATACTTGGTTAGTGCCAATCTTTAGCTTGCCAGTACGGCCGGTATAAAAGGGCATCGTCTTAAAGCTTTTTGTTTATGATAGCAACGTTTCTATTCAACTAAGAAGACGTCATCAAAATGAGCAATCTTAGACAACGTAGCTCCTCCAATTTCGTCGCACTGATGTTCGACGGCACTAATTGTAATTTCTCCTTCTTCTTCCATTGACACACCAGTTACGCGGAAAACACGTTTTTTCGTTAGCTCTATGCCAAGCACAAACAACCACCCTTCATAGCCCGCTAATTCAGACGATTGGTTATTAGCAATGGGAACGGAAGACAGTTTTGTGGGCGAGTCTTGGCCGTTGTAAAGCAGCACGGTAAAACTGCCATTTACAGCTTCTTCAGCCAGTGGAATATTAAGCTTGCCTTCTTCTTCAACGATGCCGCTTCTAATGTCATCCCATTGGTTTTGATCTAGCTGCACGTAAATATATGAACCAGGAGCAACTGGACTTTCAGTGGGGAATGTCTTAAATTCAATGGCACGACGAGAATATCGACGTTGCTGACAAAGAAGCTTGCCATATTTAATTGCTTGCTCTCTGCTGCTTACAAAAGCAGATAAGTCAAAGGTTTGACGAATGCTCAAGCTTTCATCAAACTCCGCATCGTCTTTATGAATTTGAACGCTAGTGTTCTGAGGAAAAACTTTATCATTCGCCGTATCTCGATAAACAATGGTGGCAATTAAATCCTGCGTGTTATCGCCATAGTCAAGGAATTCTTCTTTATAACTGTCCTCTAAAATATTCCCTTGATTAAAGAGGGCAGAAATTTGCACCTCCCGTGAAATCGTATAAAGGCGGCTGTCGTAAGGCACAGCAGGAATTAAAGTTTCCTTGCCTCCAATGCGGGCAAATTCCAGCAGGCTAAATGGAGCAACTTGCGACCAAAATTCCCGCCACGACGCAGGATCGGCGATCACGCCGTCCATAAATAGCTCATTTACTTTGCAAAATTGTTGGGAAATACCAAGCTGCTTTTTGTCTATGCCATTGATATTGGCATAAGCCGTAATGCCGTTTTCCTTGTCAAGCACACTATCCAAGAAGATTTCTGGCGCATAACTTGTAGATTCAGAAAGCACATCCGCATAATTACCATCGACGTCAATAATTTTCCTAACCTTTTTCCCTTTATTCACCCATGCACTAAGTGAGCGCAAGTCTCTTACGCCTTGGCCGCTATAAATGTTTAGACCAAGCATAGATATGTCTTTATAAGTGAAGTCGGTCAGATCTTGTTGCTGCTGCTCTGTCACGGCAACTAAGTTGATTTCCGCTCCGCTTTCAAAGGAAAAGGAAATCTGCGTGTCGCTACGCAGAGAAAACAGCCCCCATTCATCAACAAACTTAGGAGCACGATTCAATGGAGGAATGCCACGCCTTGTATTTTCAGCAGACTTGCCTTTGTAAACAATGGAAAAACCGCCTCCCAAGTCAATCGTTTGACCGTTAATTGACCCTCCATATCCAGAAGTGCGTAGATAAATCATTGGCATATCTGCACCATTGTTACGAGTGCGTAATTCTGCTGCTAGATCAACAATGGGCTCTAGCTTAAATTGCCATTTTTCTTTCGATGGAGCGATAAAGCGTAGCCCAACATAAGTGTCAAGCTCTTTGCCGTTCCTAACGCCAATAACATATGGGACTAATTTATACGTTTCTTCATCAGACTTTTTATACCACAACCAAAACATGGCAGTGCGATTGCGCACGCCATTGTCACTATCTTTGTGCCCCTGCTGGTCCTCTTCTGCATATTTATTCATGCGCCCTTGAATGCGCTGAAACACCTTCGCTTTGAATGCAAAGTTTACCACTTCACATTTTGTTACGCATTCGTAGCGTATTTCGTCAATCTTGGCAATACATTTTGTATTGAAATAGTCATTCCAAGAATTTTCGTTTTTTAATAGCCTGGTAATTTGATTTAAATTGGCAACTGCTGCGTCATAGCTTGCCGTCCATGCAGATTGAGACACGGCTTCTGCTGAACTATCGCGATCAACAGCGCTTGCAACTTCAGTTCTCTTTTTGGTAATCGCACGGCGCCTAGCCTTTAGCGCCTTTCGCTCTTCTCGGAGATTGGTATTCTTATTGCTGTCATAAAGACCCTGTTCAATGGCGCGAGTGGAAAGTCTCGCGAATTCATCGCGAAGCTGCACTCGCTTTTCTTTCTTCTTGTTAATTTTGTCCTTCTTTTCTTTTTTTGCTTCTTTTAATCGTTCCTTCTGTCTGTTTGTTCTACTGCCAGGCGCGATTTCAAGGATGTCAGAAATCTCGTCCTGTAAATTCTCAATCTCATCGTTCAATACTTTGATTTCGTTTTCTATCTTGTCAATCGTATCCCTAATATCCTTGAAAGCTCCTTCATCTTTGATTACATTCAAAAGCTCACTGTTTGAAAGGTTGCCCTTCAAAACGGCAGTAGCACTTTCAATGGCATTATCAATCTCCTCTAGCTCCGCATCAAACGCCGCAATCCTGTCTGATCCAGGCCCAGTAAAGCGCTCTGCAAAAGCTGCCCCTTTTTCTGCGTTAAGCGTAGCAATTAGTTCTTCTGCTTCTCGCTTCTGTCTCCTTAAATCTTCTTCGTTTTGCTGATAACGTTGAGTGGAATAATCCTCTTCACATAGCACGCCGCTTTCAGTGCATTCAAAAATAAAAGTTCCTTCAATGTCTACGCCGCTCCGAATGTTATCCGCTACAAGTTTAAATTTTGCTGCTCCAATTTTGTACGTGCTAGCAGAATCAAACACACCAATATAAGCACTCCTTAAATCAAGAGCTGCACGTTGTACTTGCTCTGTAGGTTTATTGTCATCTTCCGAAAAAGAAATAGTAAGTCGATTCCCAACAGGAAATGATGGCCTTACACCTGTTGACGGCCATGTGCTCGGCCAATAAATTCCTCGTCCTTCAGTTACATTAATTCCCAGGGAGTCTTGACGCAGGCGCCCCTCATCGTCTCGATCCTCTACTTGCACTCTTAATGGCACCACGTCGTACAGACCCAGCGAAGAGCTTGTAGTAGGTGAAAAGGCTTGACTATAACCTTGCGCTCTATTTTGTCCGTTTTTGATAACAGAACAAATTAAATCATTCTCAGTGGTATAAATTGGATCACTCGCAACTGACACATCAGACGGAAACTTTTTGTCCTTGAAGGAAAGTCGTCCTTCTGCTTCATTGGCATAAAGAAAATACCGTTGAGATGCCAAGTCTCTAAGCGGCGTTTGACCAAAAGCGGTGCGTCCGTAGTCGAAGCTTTGAACAGGGCCAGCACCAATAACTGCAAGCATTTGCATGTATTGGCTAGTACCAAAGCTATGTACTGCAGACCAGACAAGAGACGTGTTGACGCGCAAGCCTCCTGCTGCTTTGTTCTCGTCAGTATTGGTATAGATGAGATTGATGGGCTCTCCATAGCGAGCCACTTCTTGAAGAGAATTAAATCCGTAACGTGGAGCAAAAAATGGGTTGCGAGATTGACTCCCCATCTTTTGACCAGGAATCTCTGGCTTTGGAGCAAGTAAAGTCGCGGCGACTTGTGCAACAGTTCCGACAATAGAGACAATCGCGGCGGCCAATGCCCACTCCGCACCCGTTCCCATTCTTACATCAAGAATAGTGCCTTGTTTTTCGTCCCTGTAATTTAATCTTGCTAAATAAAACTGCCAATATTCTTCCTCTGAAATTTGCAAAGCGTCGATAAGAGCACGCTCGTAAGGAAGAAGCTTTCTCATTGTTTAATATCTGGCAGCATTTTGAATAATTTTAACGATGGAAACAAGCGAGACCAGTAAGATCTGCCTCCTCGTGAAACCGTAAGTATTCCTCCATCATAAGCCACCCCAACTGCTATCTCGCCTCCTGGCTTTGGAAGAATAATGGCAACGTTGCCATTTTCTTTTTCCATTGTTCTAGTGCCGTTTTCAAATAGCCATCTTACAATTCGCTTCATTGGTAGATTACCAGAATCGTATTCATCATATGCCCATCGAAACTCATCTTCATAATCATGAAGCCCAAGGCGGCGTCTCACTTCACATACGAGCATAAAACAATCACTCTTTCCATTGCCTTCGCAAAAACGGGCTCTGCGCTCATAGGTGAGTCCGATTAGATCGTTAATCATCGTAAATTAACTTCTGCGTTCAACGGTAAAATTCCAACGTTTTCAGACGTGAATGTGCGACGAGGAAAACTCGCACCCACGCTATCCATTGCAGATCGAAAGCGCAGTTCTACAGTTGTATCATCAAATGAAGCGCCCACTCCCACGTAGGATTCTTCATATTGTGCCGTAGCAGAAGCAAGACTATACGATGCGTAATCAGTAATATTACCAGTGCTTGCCATCCATACTGTTTTTAACGTAAGCTGACTAAGTCTATTGCCATTGCCTTCCTCGACCATCGCAATTGTAAATTCACTATGAGGAAATAATAAGCGTAAGATTTCATTGTCTCCGTTCAATGCCGCTAGCGCTCCTTCCGCTCTAAAAGGAGCAAAACGATACACTGGCGAAGAAGTGCCGGGTACTGGCACTGCTGCAAAGTCTTTACCAAAAAAATAGTTTTGATAAAAATGATTGATTTCTGGCCTAGTCTTGGTCGCTGGAATTTTTATCTGCGCAAAATTAGCAATGTGGACAGTGGTAGTTGCCATAATCAAACGCCAGAATAATCCAACTCACCAATAAGTCTCACTGTAACAGTGCTGCGTCCATTGAACACGCTTTCCACTTGCGGCGGTTCAGCATATTCCCACAGGATATTAGCAGGAGCTTGTAGAACGTTTTTCAAATCTGTGCTTATGCCAGAGAATACGGTATCAGGAAGCGTGAAACGAGCATAGCTACCATATTGGCCATAGTAATGATCAAGGATGGCTTTCGTATTGGCATCAGAAATGTTTTCAAACTGGAGATCAATAACGTGACCAAATGAACGATTACCAAATACTCGCTTAACAGTGGCGCCAGACAGGCCACGGTAAGTTTTAGTGGGGAATTGTCCTGGAGAATAAGAACGCCCAGTTGGTTTAATGGAAGGAAATACTGCCATCAGCGGATACCAATGCTAGAGCGAGTGGATGGGCTTTGCTTAATCTTATCGAGCGTCATTGACATGCCTCGTTGAGCACCGCCAACAATGGAAGCGCGACGAGTTTCTGCCATTGCTTGCTCTAATTGTTCCCGGCTAACGTATTCTACGCCATTGATCTTTGTAGTTTCAAACTTCATGCTCAGAGAAGGCGCTTGAGGCATGCCTGGAGCGCCGCCTCCCATGAGATCACGAGCAGATCGTCCACCGAGCTGCACAGGGATGGAGCGACCGTCTGGAAGGGGCACAACGGCTTCGTTGTACTTGCCTTCGCCCATTAAGCCAAGAGTGGGACCTCCCACAACTCCTCCATTAGCAAATGCCCTGAAGCCTCCTTTGGCAATGCCACCATTGGCAAACACTGCACCTAGCTTTGGAGCAAATGGAGCAGCTCCGAGCGCATCTGCAGTGCCATTGAAAGAAGAACTAGTTCCGAATTGACCGGCAGATCCGCCTCCAAACATGCCGCCAAATCCACCCAGGAGACTTCCGGCCATGGAGGCAATCATGCCAATACCACCAAGCACGTTAGACGTGCCTCCCTCCTTGATTTGATTGATGCCAGCCATGATTCCCATGATGCTACCAGCAGCCATGCCAATACCGCCAACAACACCTGCCAGACTTTTCTGCCAAGTTTTGCCGGCAGCACCATTTGGTCCCATTTCTTCACCGGCGGCGCCTACTGTCATTGCGCTATTCCAAACTGAAGCGTCCACTTGTCCTAATTGTTCTGCGTAGGCATTGGCGCTTTCAGTGAGGGAGCCAAGTTCTGGTATCTGAAGCGCATTTCCGCTGGCGTAATCCAATGAGAACATGCCACCAGACTGAGGCGTATATGGTCCGGCGCCTGTTGCGGCACCTCCGGTTCCAGTTAAAGCAGCAGTGTTAGCTTTAACGGCTTCTGTATTAAGCCTAGTTTCTTCGGTATTTTTGTCTTGAGCCTCAATAGGAGTAGTTGAAGGCTTCGTTTCTTCAGGCATATTCTCAGCCGCGCCTTTCGGGAAGAAGTTTTCAATGGCAAATTTAGAAAGTCCTTCCTTAAAGAATTTCTCCACAGGAGCCATGGCAAAGTCAAGGAAGATTGTCAGCACTCTATCCTTGAGACCTTCTTGGAATTTCTTGAGAGATTCCACTGCGTCTTCGCCGCTAATAACTTCTTTGAGGAAACCTTTATAGTCGGAAGAAGTTTCAGTGACAAAGCTATCAATGGTCTCGCGAACAGCTTTAATATTGTCGCGAACTTTTTCAAGATCGTAAATGCGATTTAATTGTTCTGCCGTAGCGTCTTTATTTTCTTGGGCAATCCTAAGTCTTTTCTGCTCTTCTTCGCTAATCGCTCTCAATAAGGATAGTTGATCTCGGAGACCTTTAATTGTCTGCTCTATCTGCAATGCACGCGCCGCTTTAATTCGCTCTAGTGTTACTTCTTTTAGGTTCTCAATTTCAGTTTTAATAAGTTTTTGCTGCTTAGCCTTTAACTCCCTAGTTTTATCTTCAATAATAAGATTTGCTTCTTGTTCTGCCGTCAATCCCTCATAACCATTGTTTAAATTCTCAAGCAGCATTGCTTGCTTCTGTATTTCAATATTTTCATCTCTAATTGCATCTTTAAACGGACGCTTTAATTTGATTTTTGCGCCTTGAACTGCAGTTTTTTCCTCTTCCTTGACAAGTTCTCGCTCATTTGCTGCTAGTTTCTCAAAAACTGCCAATTGTTTTTCGCGTACGCCCACTTGATATTCGCCAATATCAGCCTTCTTTTGCGCCAAGGCTTCGTCGATGATTAACAGCTCAAAATTGCGCTTGTTAGCAGCAGACGCAATTTCGTACTCGGTTTCATCAATAATTTCAAGTTGGCGCTGTTGCTTTAATTTTTCTTCCGCTATTCTTTGGTTGTCGCGCAATTGAGCTATTGCTTCGCTATTGAAATCACGAAGCTGACGTTCGCGCTTTCCTTGCGTGCCCGAATCGGCAGGCAATGTCGCAATGGGTTTTGGCTCGTTAATTCCAATTCTTTGTCTTTGTCGCTCGGCAAGTCCCACTCCAACTTTTTGACGCTGCTCTAGATTTTTTGCTTCATTGCGCAATAATGGAACTTGCCCTCGTAGTTGATTAACGTCAACCTCCGTCCTGCCCTGTAAGTCATATCCAACCCTTTCAAGTTCCATTCTTTCTGCAAGAGTCGTCTGCGCGTAAATTTGAGTACTTCCTCTTCCTGCTTTCCTGCCTTTTTGTTCAAGACGGTCCAGCAGTTTAATTGAATCCTCAATGGCATTGCGTCGCCGTGTAGTCTCGTATAAATCAGCCTTGGCAATTTCTACGTTGCCGGTCCTGATAGCATCCTGCATTTTTGCCATTGCAGTCTTTGTTCTTTCTGCAGCTTCTGCGGCTTTATTTCCAACATTTAAAAATGCCGTGGCCACTGAGCCAAGCGCGACGACAAGCAGGCCAATGCCAGTAGAAGCCAGTAATCCTTTCACCGCCATTCCAAATCCAATCGTCGCCACTTGTGCTCCAGTGGCTGAAACGCCAACAAGACGCAAAACGCCAGCCAATACAGTTGCACGTGCTGCGGCAACAGCGCTGATACTCCCGCCCGCTTGGACCACTGCATTCATTGTGGCCAAGGTGCCCATGGCAAGCATTGCCGCCGCTCGCGTGGCGGCGAAAGACAAAGCAAGCACTGCAAGAGTGTTTACAACGCCAGTTAAATTTGTTCCCAAAGCCACAAAAACTGGGCCGAGAATACTTCCTACTCCACCCGCAAAATCACTAACCGCTCTTGCCGCTTTTGTTACTTCTGTAACAAAATCTTCAATATCCTTCGCTTGATTAGCAATGGCCGGATCTCTTGCCGCAGCATTCAGCTCAGAAAGTTTTGCGGCAAGAGCTGCAATGCTTTGAGCATTTGCCCCGCTTGATTTCGCATCTTCTAACTGTTTTTTCACTCGCTCTTGTTCTCCAAATGCCAACGATGCAGCTTTGCTTAATTGAGACAATGAGCTTGAAAGTGGCAACAAAATAGCCTGAGCAGCAGCGTTTGCCAAAGGAGCAAAGCTTTCTAAAGTACGCTGAAAATCCCCTTGAACTGTGTTTAATAAACCTTGCAATGATCGTCCTGCCGCTTGCGCTCCGGTGCCAAAGCG